TAGAAGGTAAACTACCTGTATTTATACCTATAGGATTAGAGTATCCTCCTGAAGAAACAGGAGCCGCTATTGCTCCCGGCGTATAGCCAGAACTCATTACAGCTTGAGGATCGTTTAGAAACCCCATGTTTATACCATTAGACATCTTTCTATTCTCTTTAAACTATTACTGTTGTTACTATCGTTACCGCTGCTGTCACGGCAGACGCAACAACAAGCCAAGCAAGTTTCTCCCAACGCAGAGCATGTGAGTCAGTAGCCTTCCTTAGTTCCCTAAGTTCAACTATTGCCTCTGCCCAACGCTCACCACATTCTTTCTCATGTTGAGCTATGCGATCTAAAGCCTCTATAGCTAAATCTTGATGAGTCACTTGCTTTTGCTCCATCATTACCAAGGTACACCATCAGCGGTTGTAGGGTTCTTCTGCTCATTAATACTGGCAGTCAGGGAGGCTTCAATAGCCTCAACGTCCAACTCACCCTGACACCAGCCAATCACGTCGGCTTCCGTTAGGTCATCATAGGCGATGTATCCTTCAGAGGAAGGGTCTGGGGTAAACCCACAGGTTCCATAGTGCGAAGCAACGTATACCACCTCCCCCACAGTTTCATCTTCATTTACCTGCCAGTGAGCAACGATAACGCCTCCCGCTAAGTCACCCTGTAAGTCTCGTTCTAAAGTTGAAATAGTCCATGTAGCCATTTTAGTTCTCCAGTTGCGCAACTCTGGCGCGTAGTGATTGAATTTCTTTTACAAGCATTGGGACTAGCTTTGAGTAGTCTACGCCCATCATGTCGTCTGAGTCAGCGTCTCCACTGACTGCTTCAGGTGCAACGCTCTGTAGCTCTTGGGCTATCATGCCGTAGTCTTGATGTGAACCGTCAGCAATCCAATCAAACTTGCGTACTTGGATAGCGTCTACTTTGCTACCTGCATCATCAGCGTCTGCAATGTTTTCCTTGAGGCGTTGGTCTGATGAGGTGTTGTAGGCTGTTGCAGTGGTGCTTGTAACGATTGTACCTACAGAAGTCCCTCCATTTTTGAAACTAGCCATGACTGCACTACTACTTGAGGCTTTAGCTATTGTTAGTTTGCCGTTTTGTGCAACCCCCAAACTGTCATCTTGTCCAAGAGTAGTACCACCCACCAAGAGATTACCGCTTGCATCCAGCCTAGCCCTTTCTGAGTTAGCAGTAAAAAACTGCATAACATCAGAGCCGCCCATACGAATTAATGTGTCGTTATCACCTATTCCAACAAATGAAGTTGATCGACAGTTAGCTGACAGGTAGAGGTCTTTGAAGCGTCTACTTGAACTCCCAAGGTTTTTAGCCGCATCTGAAGGATTGCCCGATTCGTTTGCTGGGGCAATTTCGTTAGACAAACCCATTAGTCCAGCACCGTTAGCTCTTGGGTCTAAAACTAAGTAACTAACAACACCTGAATAGCTACCAATACTACCTACGCTTGTGCCGTCTTTTTGTAGTGTTATTATTGCACCATCGCTTGACTTACGATTGACCAAAAAAACATTGCCGCCACTACGACAAGCACTCAGATAGCCATCACTTTCAAGCTGAAGCCCTGTTGTGTTGGTGTTTAGCGCAGTCTTACCCACCAAAAGATTACCGCTTGCATCAATGCGCATGCGTTCTGTATTAGAACCACCTGCTGAAGCTGTAGAAAACAACAAGCCCATAGCGCCATTAGTGCTTAAAGACTTACCAACAATAGAACCTCTAATGCCATTAGCACCTGCACTGTTGTCGTTACCTTCAAAGTTTATTGAGGCGTATATAGTGTTACTATCTGTCGATACACTTTGATTCTCTAAACGTAATGCTGGGCCAGCTTGAGTGTTATTAGCTATGTGTAAGTCATCGTCAGGCGAAGTAGTACCAATACCCAAAGACTCCGCAGAACTATCCCAGAACAACTTAGGCGTTGTGCCTGTGTCCTCGTAGAAGCTGATATCGCCTCCAGCGGCTATTTCTAATCTATCAGCAGAACTACCAGCCGATGTTGTTTGAAATACAAGACTACCTGTAGCATCAGAATCAGCAGTAATAACAGCTTGTGTGCCGTTTTGTGTAAGAGTTAAAAAGTCATTTGTTGATGAGGCATTTAGCCTAATCGTGTTTCCACCATCAACAGTCAAACCATCAGCAGTCACTGTGCCAGTAACGTCTAAATCGCCACTAGGAATGCTGACGTTGCCTGTTGAATGGTCAATGCTAAAGTGAACTGTTAATGAGCCAGCATCGTCATCTAATCGAGAAACTATAAAGTCACCCGCTTGGTTTTGAATCTGAGTGTTTAAATCTGTTGTGTCTGTTTCAAATAATTGAATCTTTGGATTTGTAGCAGACACAGAAGCAATACCATCAACAGTAAGCCCGTCCATCGTGGCTGTGCCAGTAACGCTGATGCCTGCGGCGGTTGTGGTTAGTTTTTCATTGTTTGTGTGATACAACCTAGCGGCGTTAGATGCGCCTTGAAAATACTTATTTCCACCGCCTGTTTGAATTTCTATGTTAGCGCCTCTGATAATTAAGTCACCAGTGCCTCCTTCAGTAATATGGCTATTAGACCCATCATGATAAATCTGTAGGTCAGAGCCAGCACCAAAGATGGCCTTGTCGTTGTCGCCAAAGGATACATCAGCGGTTGTAGTTAACCCAGCAAACGTAGGGCTATCAGTAGTAGCTACACCTTGGTTCAATGCTTTGACTGATGCTTCACTGGTAAGCTCACTGTCCATCAAGGCACCAGCAGCAGTTACATTAGCTGTGTCAGTTACATCTGCACTAGCTTCAATACCATCTAGTTTAGATTCATCAGCATCAGTAAAAGCATTAGTGTCTGCATTAGACTCATAAGCAGTCTTAATCTCAGCAGCAGTCTGGTCAGCAGTTGCTCCTGATTCAATACCATCTAGTTTAGTGCCATCAGCAGCTACGTCACGGCCATCTAAGAGGCCATCAGTAGTCAAGTTACCTGATACTACCGGGGTAGATAAAGTCTTGTTAGACAGCGTTTGTGAGCCTGTCAGGGTAGCTACAGTAGAGTCAATGGCTAAGGTTACACCAGTGCCTGAAGCAGTGGAGTCAATACCTGTGCCACCTAAGATACCTAAAGACTCAGAGTCTAGGTCAATGTCAATACTAGTGGAGCCATCAGTTACATCAAGATCCTGTGCAGTAACCTGTGAGTCTACATAGGCTTTGACTGACTGTTGCGTAGGTAGCAACGTAGCACTGTCGGATGCCATGTTATCTTCATCAACAAATGCAGTGATAGCAATAGTACCATCAGAGATAGTCTCAAAGGTAGTAGTGCCAGTAAGTGCAGCACTGTTAGCATTTGCTTTAGTTGCTGATGCAGTTGCAATGTTATTAAACTCTGTATCAATCTCAGAGCCTTTTACAATCTTTGCAGAGTTACCTGAAGGTAGAGCATCTTTTGCTGCAAAGTCAGTAGTTTTTGTATAGTTCGTCATTAGATTAATCTACCTATAAGTGCTTCAATGTTTACTTCTTGGATGGACAATGATCTTTCATCAATAGTACAGTCCAAGCCAATAGTGGCTACTCTGCCAGATCCAGTTGCTTTAGCTTTAGCGGTGTCAATAATAATTGTAGCACTGTATTCTGATGTGCTTACGTTGTACTCAGATATGCCGTACTCAGCAATACTAGCGTTAGCTACAGTTACAGCTTGCTTTGTGTATCCTTCAGTGTAGTCATATCCCCAGTTAACTGTTACTGGTGCGCCTTGACCACCAATAACTGTAAAGTTAATTTCTTTTAAAATCTTTAGTCTACTAGCGTCACCAAAGGACAGTGGGTTAGTGTAGTAACGTAATGTGTATGTGCTAGTGTCATCTAAGTAACCACTGTACTTATTAATTCCTTTGATACTACCTAAGTACAAAGTACCATCTGCTGCCCTGTCACCACACAAGATCTTAGTGCTGGGCCAAGTAGTGGCACGATTACTTCCGTCCTCTAGTTTACCTCTTGTATCAAAACAATAAACAATAGAGCTTGTAGGTAAGAACAGCAGATAGAAAGAATGCTCTGGACTGTAGACAGACTTAATGTCGTTAGTCTGTGTGTTAACAGTAAACATCATCTCATCACGTACATTCTTAGATACGTCACCAATAGGGTTAGACTTCTCTTGGATAACTCTGCCTAAGCTACGTACACCTGTGTCAGACAGGAATAATAAATCTGTACCTGTAGACTGTACGCTGTCTCTAGCAATACAGCCAATGTTTGTAATAATATCCGCCAGTACCATAGTAGACGGTGAGCTTGCACCAGAGTACAATAGAATACTACGCTTACCAAAGATAACCAACAGGTCATTAAACTCTGCTAAGGCTACAATCTCATCGTGACCTGTAGGCCACACAGTAGTTAAGTCTAGTGAGCCTGAAGTACCACCTGTCCAAGCATGGCCTGCTAATAAATCAGACCAATACAGGGTGTATTTGTTGCCAGTAACGTCAGCAGCCCAAATGCGACCAAAGGCTGCTAGAGCTTCATTAGCTTGTGGTGGTGTGCCTGTAGCATGGCCATGGTCACTAAACTTTTCTAATACTCCACTGCCAGACTCATCAGTGTAGATAAGTGGCTCTTGTCCGCGCTGCCAGAAAAAAGCATGGTTGTTAAAGTTTACAATCTTCCAGTTGTTTGCACTAACAGTGTATGCAGCGGGTGTAATATCAGTTAGTGTAGTAGTACCGCTAAAGACCTTATTGTTGCCAGTAGAGAATACTACAATGTC